TGTTCCCCCGAAAACTGCAGTTCCTGCGACCTGTAGTCCATTTTTTACTTTGAAGTCTTTATTGACTGTAGCCAAAGTGATCACGCCCCTTTATTATTTTAATTTTTTAAGCAATAAGAGTTCCAGCAACGAATACATCTGATGATGCGTTAATTGTTGTTACTCTAATTCTTGCGTTAGCACCATCTACGTCTGCTGTAACTGTAGCAAGTGTGCCATTAGTTCCAACAAGTGCGTATTCTGTGATAGCAATATTATTTGAAGTATCAAGTGTTAGAAGCAACTCTGAGATTTCAGTGTGTGTTCCATTCTTGATCTTTACAAGGACCTTTGCAGATCTGTAATCTGCATGTGCCCAAGAGAATGCTGTTGCTGTTGTTGCAGTTGGAATTGCAACTGTTGCTGCAAACTCCTTTGCAATTGTACCCAACTTTACGGCTAGGTATGTTGGTGCTGCAGTTGAATCTCCATTAGCAATTGCTGTTGTTACAGATCCGCCAACTGCTGATAGTGCACGAGCATTTGTGAAGTAGAGGTTTGAAGTTCCTTCTTCAATTGCGTCTGTATTGATTGCATCTACTGCTGCTGTAATTGCACCAGATACTGCTGCGACTGCTCTAGCATCTGTAAAGTACTTGCGTGTACCTTCTTCAATATCTGAAGTTGTTAGCGCATCTACTGCTGTAGTGATTGCTGAGTTACGGTTAGTTACCTCAGTTGAGATAAGTCCATCAGCATAACTCTTTGCTGCATCACGCTTAGTTGATGCATCTGTTGCTGCTGCTGAGATAGCCTCTGACTTTGCAGTTGCAATATCAGAAGTTACTGCTGTACGAAGTGTTGTATCTGCTGCTGTAGCAAAAGCCTTTGCTGCGTCAGCCTTTGTAGTAGCGTCAGTTGCTGCTGTAGCCACTGATGCTGCATCGCCTGATACTCTAAGTGCTGCTTCTGCTGCTACCTTAGTTGTAGCATCTGAGGCTGCTGCTGAAGTTGCAGCAGATTGTGCTGCGTCAGCCTTTGTAGTAGCATCTGATGAAGCAGTTGAAATTGCTTCTGACTTTGCAGTTGCAATTGCAGATGTAAGAGTTGTTGACTGATTTGTATTTGCTGTATCAACGTATCCCTTAGTTGCTGCTTGAAGATCTGCTGTTGGTGCACCAGAAAGTACAAGTGCTCCAGTCAATGTTCCACCAGCAAGAGGAAGTTTATTTCCAACGCTAGTAGTTAAGTTTGTAATGACATCTGGATTATCTCCAAGTGCTGCTGCTAGTTCATTGAGTGTGTCAAGAAGAGCAGGTGCTGAATCAACAACTGCTGCTACTGCAGTAGAAATTGCAGAGTTACGATTTGTAACTTCTGTTGCAATTGCTGAAGAGATAGCAGAGTTACGATTTGTAACCTCTGTTGAAATTGCTGTATCTGTGTAGCCATTTGCTGATGTGACAGCAGCATTAGCCTTTGATGTAGCATCTGATGAAGCAGTTGAAATAGCATTTGTAACTGCAGTTGCACGAGCAGTTGCTTCGGCTGCTACCTTATCGGTAGCATCAGTTGCTGCTGCAGAGATTGCTGCTGTTACAGCAGTTGCTCTTGCAGTTGCTTCGGCTGCTACCTTATCGGTAGCATCAGTTGCTGCTGCAGAGATTGCTGCAGACTGAGCATCTGAAGCCTTTCCATCAGCATAAGACTTTGTTGCAAGAAGTGCAGTATCTGCAATTCCATGAATATTTGTTGTATCTGATTCGTGTGCTGAAAGTGCAGATGCTGCTGTTGCTTCTGCGCCAGACTTAGCGTTGTTAGCCTTTGTAGTTGCATCTGTTGCTGCTGAAGCAATAGCCTCTGACTTTGCTGTAGCAACTTCTGCATCGGTTGCAAAACTTGCATTAAGAGTTGTTGTAATTGTAACTCCTGCTGAACCATCAAAGTTTGCTGTACCTGAAACATCTCCAGATAAAGCAATTGCTCTTGGTGTAGCAAGTGTAGATGCTGTTGAAGCATTACCAGTCAAGTTTGCTGTGATTGTTCCTGCAGCAAAGTTGCCTGAGCCATCACGCTTTACTACCTTATTTGCAACGTTAGCAGAATCTGCTCCGCCACCAGCAAGTGATACGATGTAGTCAAGGTCTGCTTGCTTCTTTGTTAATACGTCTTGTCCACCGACTGTTGCGGATGAACCTTCAACGATAAGACCATTCTTGATCTTAAAATCTTTATTTACTGTAGATGCCATTTTTTATATCTCCTTATTATGCCTTTAATCCCATACGTGCATAACGTACAGTGATTGGCTTGATCGCAGGGTCTGGAGTAACTGTTAAAGTTACGGTATTTCCAGTGCGAGAGACACTAATGGTTCCCATATTCCCATCGTTGTCGATAGTTCCAAATTCGTTAACAGATACATTTACTCCGTCAACCAAGATGGTCATTTCTGTAGCATAGTATTTATTTACGCCACCAGAATTCTTAGATATAGAGATAAGGTACTTAACCATTCTCCATTCGGTTGCATCAAAGTTATCAATTACTGATGCATTTTCAATACCGTAGATGGTATTGTCATTATTGCCAAATACGCCTGCACGAGTTGCTTGTGCTGCTGTAGTGTCAATTAGATCTTCGTAATCTGCCTGTGATGGGCGATCACCAGTCTGGAATTTTTCTTTAAGTGCTGCGAGTGATATTTGGGCCATGTTGTTATTATAGCATTATTTTTTACAGAATATAATTGCTGTATCCAATAATTGCTACTCCTATCGGTGCTGGATTCTGCCTTGTATATCCATCTAAACCTATGTTGGATATACGCAGTCTGAAAGGCAAACTTTCATTTGCCAATACTTTTCTTGGTACTGATGCTATTTCAAAGGCAATGTTATTTGCCTGATTAATTGTTAAATCTGCAACTGGATTAAGATTTATTAATCCAACAGCAACTGCTGGAATAATTGTGGAAACAAGTCTGCTTGCCATTAAACCGTTCTATCAGTTACTTCTGCAATGACGTTCATAACGCCTCTGCAAACAGTCCAAACCACTACTGGGTCTGATAACTGTACGTCAAAGATATCTCCTGTTGCTAAAAGTTTACATTGTCCTGGTGTTAAATATACTGTAAATTCTCCATCATCATCAAATGCTGTTTTTGATGGATTGACCGAAAACAATAAAGATGCTCCACGTCTAAAGTCTGCCTTGATTGAGTAGTCTGCTGGATTAATTGCAATCTGTCTATCATCTTCAACATAAATTCTAAAGGATGCACTATCGCCCTTTACAACAGTCCATCGGACAATCGGAGGTGCTGCTCCAATTTCAATTTCGCCATTTGCGTTAGTTACTTGAGATGATGTAACAGTCGTTGTTCTTAAAGTTGGCATGTTTAGATTATACCACGATTACGAGAGGCCAGCAGCAAGTGCGCCCCAAGTACCGTTTCCTTTTGCTTGAACTATTACTACACCAGTTGTTGCTGCATGTCCAACAATTCCAACTGCTGCCCCACCTGATGCTGGTCTAGTTTTTGTTAGTCCTCCACCATCTGCAACATATAAAACATCTCCTGCTAAAAATGAACTTGTGTTGACTCCTTCAACAACTCCAGCCACTACAACAACACCATTAGAATTATTTCCCAAGGATGTCTTTGTCAAACCTAAAATTGGCTTTGTTATTACTGGAGTAGAAAGAGCAATCTTAGTTCTTACAGTACTATTTGAATCTACATTTGATCCTACTGCATAAACTGGATACCCCGCAGGAATTGTATTACCTGTCTCATTTCTTACAAGAATCTCAAAATATGAGACACCAAGGGGTGGAAGAATTGTTTCTAATCTATCAACAATAACTTTAATATCATTAGTTATATCAACAGGATCAGAGTCCTCTGGATAAGGTATTGAGTATTTAACTGAGTCTTTTGCCATGATAATTAATTATACCACGCTTAAACTTGACTTTTAGTGCCAAACCTAGTAAAATTATGTTATACTTACTAGTAGACACCTACTAAGGTGTTATTGTTTTCTAAGGAGGAAACTATGATTAAATGGATCGAAAGAAACAAGGAAATCATCAGCATACTCAGCATTAGTCTGTTGGTGGGAACACCTATAAACTCTGCTAATGCTAATAACATAAAAAATAATCTAAGCCTGGAACAGGCTCAGTCATCGCAAAACGCCTCGAAAGAGGTTTTTTTGGTTTCTAAGGCAAAAAGACTAGAGAGTTTTGAGAATAAGACATCTCTAACAGATTTAGAACTTAAGGAACTTCTTAGCCTTGTTGGTTTTACTGGCAAGGATTTGGTAGTTGCTTGGGCTATTGCTAAGAAGGAGTCCAATGGACGTCCACTAGCATTTAATGGCAATCATAAGACAGGGGACTCTTCATATGGAATGTTCCAGATCAATATGATTGACTCTCTTGGTCCTGACCGTAGAACTAAGTTTGATCTTGAATCTAATTCTGAATTATTCAATCCCGTCAAAAATGCAGAGATTGCATACTATATGTCTAATGGCGGAGAAAACTGGTCATCTTGGAAGGGTATTACACCTAAGACAAAAGAATGGATGGCTAAGTTCCCTAAGTAGTCTTACTTACAAAAGGAAATAGCAGCATACTTTCTTCCACTTGTTATTGGAAGAACTCTATGAACATAATCTACCGATGAGGGGAAGATCAAAAGATCTCCTGCAGACGGTTTAAAAGGTGTGCCAATATGATCTTTAAACTCTACCTCTCCGCCTTCATAATCATCGTTTAGGTAATAAACCATTGATACTAAGCATGGATGTGGGGCTCCATTATCTGCATGCCACGTTAACTTTTGTGTTTCTTCATAGGACAAAAGTTCCCAATGCTCTCTTTCAGTAATTGTAAACCCATACTCTCTTATAAAGTCAATAAGTGCAAGGGATGTTTGGCTAACTATTCTTTGATTAAGTTTTACCTTTTCTGCCCGTGATTCTATTCCAACAATAGACCTATCTGATTTATCTGGGAATAGACTAAAAACAGTGCAAGATCGAAGGTTAGTGTCGTATTGATGATTGTTAATAGTTGCTCTTTTAAAGCCAGTCGTAGGATATTTATCAGTTATGCTTTCTGCTTGTCTAATAATTGACATTGGATCCTCAGATATGTTAGAGTAAACAACAATCTTGTCCCCAAGCACCTTCTTTTCCATAATATCTCCTAACTAAACCAATTTGGCATTGAATACTTTGTTCCAGAAACAACCTCTTTTGCATAATGAGAAAAAAGATTTGTAGATGGAAAAACTAAGAACTCATCCTTCTTTGGCTTTACTTCCAAATTGATATATGGGAAAAATATCTCTCCCCCAGTATAGTCATCGTTAATATAGTATACAGTAGACACCTGTCTTGGATAAGCCCTGGAGGCATCTGTGTGTACCTTGAAAAAATCACCGACTTCGTACTTTAAAAGAGCCCAGCCTTCTCCCTCTAAATCAAAATAGCCATAACTTTTTTCATAATCTCTTAAGCATAGGCCTATTGCATTGTCTGCTGCAGATCTAAGTGTAGATAGCGCATCTGCAATCTCTACGTCTTTACCTACCCCATTTAAACCAATTACAGAACCTCTTCTTAGTTCTGGCATTACAGAAGCAACATGCCCATTGCCTCTTCCAGTTGTCATTGGCATCCAAGAAAGTTTTCCAGTTTCAGCAATCGCAGATATTTTTAAGACATACTCGATTGATTCTGGCATTAATCCAGAGTAACCTACAACACCTGGGAAATATTCAACTTTATTCATTACTTAGCCATGTAGAAGTTGTGTACAAGGATGTCTGATGCAAAATACATATCCTTAACTTCTGTATCAATTGAAACAACATTAATCAAATCACTGACATAGTCAATAGAGTCTACTCTTACAGTATCCCCCTCGCTATCGACAATGTAATCTCCAACAACTACATTTTCCATAGATGCAAATCTCCAAACGTCATCTCTTTTTATAAACATAATATGCTCATATGTAACATTTAACTTGTTATTAAGAACATAATATCCTGGGTTTGTTAGTTTTTGAATATTTGTGACAGTTGTAGTAGTAAATACTGAATCATCTATATTATTTGAAGTCCATGAATCGAGAATTGTTGGGTATTCTTCATCTGGCAAAGATGACACATTAAGAGAAAGAAGTTCATCTCCGATTACTAGATCTTCAATATTCTTATATGTTCTATCTGAAAGAAGAATAGGAGTTCCATAAGCCAAACATCCATATCCCCCACCTGTTGCAATTGTATTGATTGTGTTAATTGTATTAATTGTGTTGATTGTTGCAATTGTATTGATTGTGTTAATGGTGTCAATTGTATTGATAGTATTAATTGTATTGATAGTGTTAATTGTATTAATAGTATCAATTGTATTAATAGTGTTAATCGTTGGACATGAATCAATACAGTAGTAGGCTGTTCCAGTTTGCTGTCCAGAACAATTAAGTACTTTTACTCTAACTGCATATCCACAACACTCTGCACGGTATGCAGTTCCTGATGGGATTTCATCTGACAAACATACATTTATTGTGTTAATAGTGTTAATAGTGTTAATAGTGTTAATAGTGTTAATTGTATTGATTGTATTAATTACATCTGTACACTGGCATAGTCCATTAAGACCAATTGTTCCATCACAGCCATCTGGACCTACGCAAGCACTTCCGATATTGCCAGTATTGATCGTATTAATAGTTGCAATAGTTGTTGCACCTGGGCAGTTACCTGGGAATCCAGATGAAGCAACACTATAGCCAAGTGACGGACAATACGTTAATGATGGAACTCCACAGAATGTTCTGCCCATGTTTCTTGGTGGACAAGAACTTGCAGTACATGGATCATACTGATACTGCATCCAGGTTCCATATCCATCTGAACCCACATCTACGCAATATCCCGCATCGTCATCTTGACAACATGGCTGCGGTCCAGTGTTGATTGTTGCAATGCTTGTATTAATAACATCAATAACAGTACCCACATTGATAACTGCAATTGTGTCAATAACAGATATTGTATTAATTACGGGAGCCACATAGTTGTAATATGAAAAACTAACAGAGGTTTCATAGTCTACTTGTGTGCCACTTACTGGACTCTGAGAGAATGTTTTTGAGTTATCTGACTGCGTACTTGTATCTGATGATGAAGAACTTCCTACTACTAGCCCTGCTGCAGTAATTGTTAACTCTGCTTCTGTTTTTGACAAACCAACTAAAGATGGTACTGATACCATACCTTTTCCAAATAGCCCTAGTGTGGTCAGCATTTTTAAACCTTACGCTATCAAATCGCCAACAAGTATCCAGGTGTTCTCTTCTAATTTAATAAGTGTTGCTCCTGAGTATCTTGCTGCAATCTTCTTATTAGAATTCTTGCTTTGAATAGTTACCCCGTCAGCACCAGAAATTGATGTGATACCAACACCGTAACGAATAATATCAAGTCTTTGACCAATAACAAATGGCGTTGTGCTATTTGCTGGAACAACAATAGTATTTGCAGTATCAGAATTTGCAATAATAGTACGACCAGCATCCTCTAAGACAATTGTATATGTTGCTGTATTTGTTTTTGAAAGAAGAGGTGTCGAGTCAGAATAAGATCTCCAGTTGGTCCCATCAAAATACTGAATTTGATTTATTGGTAAGCCTGCTGCATCATTTCTAACAAAACAAACAATGCCTTTTTTATTTTCTGATGAAATACCATTAAAGATTAAATCTCTTGCTGCTGGATTTAAGAAATTATTAACTCCAGCCTTTGCTTTTACTACAGAATCAAAAGTTACTGCTGTAGAAAAATTTTGATCTGCTGACCAAGTATATGCTGCTCCAGTATTAACTGCTCCAGCAATTGGATGCCATTTATCTGTGGCTGAACTATAAATATATGCTACCTTAGATTGTGAATCAATAGACTTTGGCATTATGCACCAACCTTTACGAATGAAGTAGTAGAAGAATCATAAACCCACATTTCAAGTGGAGAAGTTCCTTTTTTAATCCAAATCAAACCATTGACAAGACCTGTAGTTGGCTCTGTTGTTTGATACTGCGAAGTTGCAAACTGAACTCCTGTTCCTCCAGTGACATCTGAGTCTACCCAAATCATTCCATCAATAATTGAGGATGGTTCATTTGATGCATATGTGCTTCCAATTCCTTTTGCGTTAATTGCAGCAATATCTGTCTTAATATCCTTAATATGACCTACAAGGGATGGCCTAACAATATCTGCCTCTGTTGCTGGAGGAGTTTTTGATCCATAATGATAAATACGAAGAGCCTCTTGAATATCGGCAGCCTCGTCCATTCCAGGAACCTTGGTATTAAATACACCAGTTCCATTATCTGTGTTGTCTATGTTTTTATTTGCCATTTATTTTCACCTTTTCGATTATACCACAGTAATCAGAATATGAACCTTACGGGTATCGGATATCTGAGACCATGCCCCTCCTGAAAATTCTGCTGCCTTTATAGTAATTGGAAGAGTTAGGGTATCGTTGGTTACGGTTACTGCTCCAATAGATATAGAAGATGCAATAGGGTTGTTTCCAACAATGCTATGCTGTATATTAAAATTTGCAGCAGTTAAGTTTTGATTGCTTGTAAGAGATGCAATTTTTTGAACATTAAAAGTAATTGTCTTTGATCCTGCAGAAAAAACAACATCTAAATTTTCTGAATAAATTGCGGGATTAACCTTGAGCCTTGAAACCCACTTATTGCCTCCAGGCTCTGAAACATACTCATACATATAAGTATATTCACTATCTGCTTTAGATATGTTTATTGCCCAGTCTCCAATATTTGGAACTTTGCTTCCTAGAGCGCCAGAGTTATTTGGGTTTTGATTTGAAGAAAAAATCTTGCTTCCTCTTACCCCTTCTGGACCAAAATCAACATCCAGATTTACTATATCTGGACCACCAATTACGGTAACTGTATCTGTAGATAAAAGTAGTTCTGCCATTTTACGCTCCAGTTACATCTGCTGTTACAGTTACTGTTCCAGTTAAAAGTGTATAAATTTTTGTGGGGCTTTGAGAAATTTGAATATCGTATACGTACTCTGTTCCAGCAGTCAGAGTTCTTCCAGTAGCGGGAAGAATAGAGCATGTTATATAATTATTATTTGAAGCAATATTTGCTGTTGCTGCAACTGTAAAAGATGGATTTTCTCCACGGGATGTGCTAATAGTAAAAGTTGCACCATAGTTTAGAAGTGAAAAAATAGCACCAGAAGAGTCTTTAGGGTATATGTTAAATTCATAGGTGTCACCCTTATAGTAGTTAATATTATATGTACCTGGAAATGCCATAGTTCCTCCTGATTAATTATACCATGCTAGAACGTTGAAATATAGATTGATTTTAAGACTGCCATGGAATCTAGGTCTGCTCTCAATTGTGGAACTATCCCACTTGACTTATCTACTGTATCGTCCAAATATAAAAGATGAGTTGTAGACAGTTCATAGTCATACTGGTATTTAAGATTTGCTACAAAACTTGTAATAGACTTTCCAGTATCTGGGAAATATGATCTAGCCCAAACCTCAGTATTATTTCCATATGTGGAAAGATCAAAGTTGTATGTAATTCTAAGTTGTGATCCAATTTCAAGATGTTTTAGGTTCACTCTTCGTGTTTCTGGGTTGTAGAGACTAATTCCATCTTTTGGTAAATATTTTTCATTTGTTCCTCTACCAAGAGCATCGACATAAACGTCAACCCACCCATCATCTCCTCTTGTTGCTCCAAGTGAAAAATTTATTAAGTTTCGATTATCATAATTAGCCCAGCCATCGGCAAATAAAGACTTTCCATCTTTGCCTGCTGGTCCACGTTCGCCTTGTGGCCCTGCGGGTCCCTGTGGACCTGTCTGGCCGTCTAATCCCCTAGGTCCTGCAGGTCCTTGTGGCCCTTGCACTGGAATATAAAGGCTACTATCTATAGATCCTACTTCTTGCGATTGCTGAACCTGATCTGCATAGTTTGTTTTTCTGCTACCAGGAAAGTCTGTGCTTCTGCTTAATGCCATTATTTCTTTACCTTGAAAGTTTGTGACTTTCCAGATTGGTAAGAGATCTTGATAACAGAAGGTAGGTTATTTTTATTTTCAGAAACTTTAATTACGGGCATTATAGAGATCCTCCAAGATATGTTATATCGCCAATTACTGAGATTGTTCCAATGAGTGGGGTCCAAATAACATCCAGGGCATCTGATGAGCCATTGATAGTTACCTGAAGATCAAAAAGTAATTCTCCAACTTTGGATGTTCTTCCCTGACCCCAGTCTTTGGTAATCGACGCTGGTGCTGTAATTGTGACTGTTCCTGGAGATGGCTTTGTAACTGTCAAGATATCGATAAGGTCTGTTGACTTTTCATATGCTGTAGAAATAAAATCCCAGGTGGAAATGTTATATGGGGTAACTTCATCATCTTCTAAAAAACTAATAGTGATTGATGATGTATCCCCACGAACCACAGACCATTTAATATTTACAGGGTCTGCTCCAAAAATTTCAGGGCCATAAGAAGAGGAACTCATAATAATTGATTATACCATAAAAAATGACTAATACCAAGGTGGTGGGTATAAGACAACCAAGGTATTAGTCTTTAAAATTATACCATAAAACGGACAATACAGACATGATATTAAAGTTTACCAAATTGTTACAATTGAGAATGTCCGTTTTGTTACTTTTATTACAGTATGCCAGGATTGCGATAGTGTATACTTAAATATATATAAGAAAAAAGAACTATCTTTAAGTTTTATATTTAGAAGATATCTTATATATAGTATATATAGTATATATAGTTACTTAGATTTTGCAATATACTCAATAAGAATATCATACATATGGTCTAACTTGCGATCCATATCTTTGCGTGTAGAATCCGCTTCGTTAATTCTGTGTTCTAATCTTGAAACCTGATCTTTTAAACTTGATCCAGAATTCGGCTTAAGTTCTGCTAAATAATGTTTGACAAGCCACTTGATCGAAAAAGCAATTGATGATACAATTGTAATTACAGCAACTAATAGTTCTGCCCAGTTTGTGATTGTCATAACTGTATTATTATAAGGGGTGTTTTAAAAAATATGAAACAAAGCATACTTGACACTCTGGCATTTTCAAAACAAATAATTATATCTCCAGATATGGATGGTTTGGTGTCGGCGCAGTTATTAAATCGTTTTAACGGTTCGAAAATAGTTGGTACATATGACAAGAATATTCTTTGTTTAGCAGATGATGTAAATCCAGATGATTGCCTATTCGTCGATTGCGATATGAATCGTCAAAATTATGTATCACTCGGAAATCACATGAGACTGCTTAATGACAATATGTCGGTTGAGTCTTTCAATCCGAATGTGCACTTCGGCGTTTCGACATATAGCGACAAATTTCCATATGCAACCGCTTTTTTAATTTCGTTCGCAACAGAGGTTCAAACCTCCGACTCTGACCTTATCCGCATGGCATACGCTGATTCAACACTTAAGAATATGGAGTCTTACAGCGCTAACATGATCAATTGGTCAAAACGGATGGAACATCCTGCAGTAAAGTATATTACGGACAATTCGGACATTGCAAAAGCAAATGATGTGCAGGCAAGGTTTGACTATATTCAACAATCCTTCACATCTAAACGTTATGGCAAAGATCGATATATACAAACCCTAAATACAGCATTTGAAGAGCAAGGGGTAGAGTTTGATCTGCTTACAACTGGCAAGAAATATATGTGTGACAAAGTTGGCATAAATACCGTGATAAGGTATAATAAAGATATAATTTCATATGCTGAGATTTTCGGGGGAGAATATTCAGTAACATATGAGCAGGAGGTAGATTGGTAATGAGCGAAGATGTAAAGCCTTGGAACATGATCGATGGATCTCCTAGGACTTCAGATGAAGAAGCAGCAGTAAGGTATAATATATGTAAGGGTTGTGAGTTTTTCAGACCCATGACAAAGAGATGTGCAGAATGTGGTTGTTTCATGAAATTGAAAACTCAGTTAGCACAAGCAAAATGTCCAAAGGGGAAGTGGTAGTATGGCTGGAATTCCAGAAGAGCATAAACTAAAGGTTGTGCAATACTTTGAGAAAGTTCAAGAACTTTCAAACCGTATGAAAGCAGATATGGCCAATAATGGAGCAACGGCTCCAATGATTGCTGCTGCTGATCCAGATATTACACTTATGGCAAATAAAATTGCTTCAGAGCAACTTGGTTTTTCATATTATCCATGGCCATTTACAAATTTAGAACCAACACACTACGAACCAATTGGAGAGCAAAATGGATAGAACCGAAGCAGTAGAACTTATGACTAGTACAGTCGATGAATTCAATAGATACCAAGCAGAGCAACAAGGGATCGACCCTGAGCAAGTAGAACAGTATATTGCTGCAGCCAGAGATCAGATGGTCTTTGTTAATGGTATGTTGTATGATACGCTCAAAGCCAATGGAGTGATCAATTGATCCCCGAAACTTTTAGACCTTATTTGATGAATTGTGATATCGAGGCTTGGTCTGATACCACTCAAGAAGAGATTATCAAACTTGCAGAAGAACGTAAGAATTCTGAAAAATATTGGAGAGACCGTATTTCTCACGAAAACCAGTAATGTCAAACCACAAAGATAAAGATTGGCTTGAAAAACAATATGTTGATAATAATAAGTCTATTGACGATTTAGCCAAGATGTGTAATATTGATCGAAAAATTATTATTCAAGCGTTAAATGATTTTCGGATATATAGGTCTTATAAAACCGATAAACACCCTAAGCGATGGTAGGTTTACCTTCACGAATAAACTTGCCAATAGCATGAGCAAGATCGTGATTGATATTATGGAACTCTAACTCTACTTCATTGGCAATCTGTGTTCTCAAACCAGCAGATAGTTTCTCTACAATGATAATAGCCTGTTGTTCTGTTGTTAGTTCGTTGTCTGACATTATTGATCCCCCTCGGATTTACGACCTATGTCTAGCCAGAAGATTTCTCTGCCCATAGCGTCTGTTTCTGGAATATGAATGGATTCTCTTTGAGAATTACACTCTTGGCAAACCGTTTCTGAAAATATTTTTGTAGCCAGGTTAGGCTGTTCTAGCGCATCCCAGGCATTTTCCAAATTGTCCAAAATTCCCATAAATCCATTCTACCACAAATCTGAATATTTTGTTCAAGTGTATGATACGTATATTTTAAATAAAAAACTCAAAAAGATAGTGCGCCCATAATGGATGCACTACCTAATTGATCTTATTTATTCTTTAGTACCAGTACCCTGTATCCATCCAGAGTGTACACCCACCAAAGGTGCATCAATACACACTGCTGTACCTTGATGTAATGTTGACTTAAATAATTCAATAAACTCTAATAGATGTTCTTTAGAATTAAACTTCATGTCCTTAGTAGTACCTGATGTTGTTGTTAATGTTGCTTTAATCATTTAGTTATATACCTTTTCTACTAGCGCACTTACTTGTGCATATATATTGGCGTGTGCATAGCACACCTTCTCTGTAGGTATCCCTAGCATAAAGGCATCTGTGCCACTATACACTAGCGATGTGCTATCACAATCAGTTACTATACATTTCATTAGTTATTCTCCTTAGTACATTTGCATGGGTTAATTGTTATTGTGTTATCCGCATGGATAACTGTAGCGAGTGTATCGCATGAGTCGCATATATAGATAATCATTTATTTAATTACCCCTGCTTTCATGAGAGATACATAACGCTTAGCAATTCTAATTGCCATAGGGTGAGGCGTAGGTCTAAACGCACCCTCTACCCATGTGGCAGGATACTTATTGTTAATGCGTTGAGCAACCCTAATAGGTAACTCGTAACTAGGGCGTGGAGCATATCCACCCGCCTCTAGACCAAAGTCCTTAGCAATATCAGAACGGATTTCGTTATAGTAGTTATTTAGTGTAGTCATTTGAGACCACCTTTCTTTTAATTCGTTAGCCTTGTGCTAACTTTTTCCTTGACCTAGGTTATTTGCTCTTTTGGAGGCTCACTAGGATTTTCCTTTATTTAATTTTTCTTACTATGTAAGTCTAGCAGATAATGTCAAAAATATCAAGTTACTTTCTAGTATTCTCAGATATTGAGACGCTCACGCTATGTGATTTAGGTCACTTATTTGCTACGCTCATGCGAACATCTGTTCGCCTTATTTGGTAGGCTCATTAACCTTTTTTAACCCTATTTAATTTTCTATAAGAGAATAATAACATAGATAAGCCAAAAAGTCAATAGGACACGCCGTATATTTAATGTGTTTTACATCACAGGCCCCGAGGATCGGGGGTTATCCACATGATGTACATCACACCCTTAATACACGCTCAAGTTATCCACATGATGTAAGTCACAATCCCTTTTGTCCATAATGTCCGTTTTGTACCCCACTAAATGTCAGACCCCCCTGCTATACTTACTAGTATAAAGAAAGTTGAGAAAGGTTCTCAAACTAGAAAGGAATTCAAATGAATTCAAATGTAATAATCGAAGTATGTAAAACACATACACCTCATAAGTCTGCTATCTCTATGGTAGGAGATGACCAATTCACCTTCTGTGAAGTTTGTGAAAATAACATTGAGCGTTGGTATAACGATACTGACCCTGAGCGTCTACCTATGTGGACAGATTGGAAGGTTTCCAAATAATGAATTCAATCTATGAAAACAGAAACTCTCTTGAGAGTTATTCACAAATTCGTGAACGCCTTGCAGATAGTATCTGCCCAGAGTGCGAATACGCTTGTTTCGTACATAAAGAAAATTGCTCAATGAAAGGAAATAAATAAATGAGTTCTTTTTTAACTATTGCCTCTGTATGTGGCAAATCATCTTCCCCTGTTGATATCTATGACTTAGAATTAAATGAGCATGGTGTTATCTGTTGCGATAATTGCGAAAGCATTTTAATTTGTCGCAACGCTTGGAATTTTCTTTATCACAAAGGTAATAAATAAAAATGAATTCTTTTTATCAAACTTTTTTCGTAAGTGGTAATGCACTGTTTTGGTTTTCAATGATTTGTTTAATTTGGGGTTTTATTTCATTTGTAAAAGAATGATCTAAAAAATCCTCGGGCCCCATGTGGTGTAAATCACACAAAAAATGTCCGTTTTGTCCGTGTCTAAACTTGACTTTTTGAGATTTATCTGCTAGTATTCTACTATAACAATTAAATAAAGGACAAAGAGGCTAATGAGCCTAAGCAAATAAATGTGACTAGTATCACAGTGAGCCTTAGCAAATAAGTAGCCAAAATGTCAGTCCCCTATGATAGGATAGTCTTATCAACTTAAAGAAAGGAAGTCAATAAATGACTTACACTATAACACTAGAAACCTTTAATGGTTCTACAAAGAAAATCGCTCTACCCTCAAAGGGTGCGGTTGCTCAATTCGTAACTAACTACGCAGACTCTCTGCCTGTTGGTGTTGCGGTTAAAATGTCTTGCGACGCTCTAAGCGTTCGTGGAACAATTAGAGGAAAGAAGGTTCTCTAATGGGATACATTGAAATCTTTCGTATAAATGAGGAAGGTGCAGGTTGGGTTGATTTATCTGACGCTACACCTCAAGAATTACTAGACATTGAAATTGGTTTATTTCAGGAAGGTGCTATCTAATGATGACACGAAAAGACTATGTTGCTACTGCTGAAATCCTTAGCAACTATTCAATGTATTTTGATACAAACATGTTTGCAGATATTGTAAATGATTTTGCTGATATGTTTGAAAATGATAACCCACGCTTTAACCATGAAAGATTTGTGGAAGCGTGTCTAACAATTGGAGGAAATGACTAATGGTACTTGATAACGGAACACTAATCGCAATTGTAATTGCACTTGCTGGCTCTTTAACAATGATGTTACTATTTTGGAAACAGAATATTGAACAGCATAAAGAAATTCGCAGATTGCAAATTGCATTACGGGACGAAAGAAAAAAATCCCGAAAAGTTTAAACAAAAAATCCTGAGCATGATCTAAAACTGCTCAAAATTTTCCTCGGCGCAGTCGGGCGTGTCGTATCTGTTTACGTACTATGTGATTTTTCTCACATCCTTTGAGCGTCTCACTATTTGGAAATACTCTCTAGTAAGTTGATATTTTAAGAGTAATCAGATAGACTTACATAGTAAGAAAAAATAAATATTGAACACTTACGGCGTGTCGAATTGAAAATGTCAGCCCCATAGTGTAAGATATTTATATCAAGTTAATTAAAGAAAAAGGAAGTGACACTATGTCAGCAAATGTATACTCAATTAAAGACCTACTTGTAGGAACTAACTACTACTCACGCACCTTGCAGGGTGAAATTATCTCAGCAGAGGAACACCCTCATGCAGTTTGGTATCAAGGTTGCGAAACCTATCTTGTAGAGGTTGCGCCTAATAGTGGCTATAAGACAACCTATCGCACAGTTGCAGTAAAGGTTGGTGCATAATGGGAAAAGTTAAAGAAATGCTTGCAGAGATAACTACTTGTGACCTATGCTATGGCTCAGGTTGGTTATTCTTTGGAAATGGTATAGACTATGATACAGAAAGTTGCGATTGCAACCCCCACCAATTATTCACAACGAAAGAGGCAGACTAATGGAATACCTATACTCAGTAACTTGTACCTATGACGGAGATAAGTCCCCTCATTGGACAGGGCGATTTAATAATGCACTAGATGCAGTTGATACTTATAATAAGTTTGTTGATTGGGGATTGGCTAACGAATACTCAACAGTTAATCTTTCAGAGCCTAGTGGCAAAATGCACACTAAGATATTTTATCGTGACGGAAATGTAGGAGGTAAGTAAATGGGATCAGTTACAGCAATAGGGTTGGCAGATACAACGCTAGATTTAGAAACACAATTACTTTATCACCTTAAAGGTAATCACTATCCTCCAGTCCCCGCAGAAATGGTAGCCCCTTGTATTGAAGCCATTGACGCAGCCTATGACGAGGACTATGACCGAATGATTGCCATGCCTATGGTTGGTGACTTTCAGATTTTGTATAAAGGAATGACTCACGCACCTGCATGGGCTATCATTGAACAACACCACCTATCATGGTTCATTGACCCAGTAGATGAATATGAAGATGAGGAATAAAATGCCTGCTACAATAAATGCTATGGAACTTGTATATGCTGACGACTTAACACCAGATCAATTAATGATTAATGATTTAATTGAAACTGATGACGGCATTGTAGAAGTTAAAGTTATTGCTTCAGATGCAACAGGCGATAAGTATTTTATTGATTGCCAAAATGAATTTGGTGAAATAGAAACAGTTGAATTTAATTTTGATTCACGAATAAAACTTTTTGTTTTTATAGAACACGACGAATAAAAACGCCCGAGGCGAAATGTCCGTTTTGCCCAGAATCTCCTGATTAAGAGAGTTGACATTTTTCTCCAAGTTTGCTAAGATTAAGTTATGAAAAAGACATCTGAAGAATTACGTAGGCTAATGGAACTTCGCCGTTCTAATGCTGCCTCTTCCGTGCCTTCAAAGAAGTCTTACAATAGAAAGAAATGTCAGTCTGAAATGCTACAATTAAAGAAATACAAAGGAGACCCCCTATGAAATATGACAACGATGAAATGCTAGACGAATACTACGCAACAGTCTGTCCTTCATGCCATGAAAACTCAGTGGATGATTTGGAAGAAATGTGCACTCATTGCTTACTAGAAGAAATGTCCGCTACTTATAATGAAGACATCGCTCTAGAAATGAGTCTTGGCCTTGACTACTAATACACTTAAACTAAAACGCTCTAATGATAGAAAGGTGGCTAACCTTGTCACAAAAAATGGAAAGCAAGCAGCAATCGCTAATACTTTCGGCCTCCCTGCTGGAAAGAATTTCTCGTGCCCTGGTGCCACTAGTGTATGTGAAAGCGTATGCTACGCAGGAAAACTCGAAAAACTATTTAAAGGTGTAAAGGCTAACCTATTACACAATTGGGATTTAGTCAAAGACGCTGATCAGGATACTATGGAATCATTGCTAACTGATATGATTAATGATTTCCGTGCAGACTGTACTAAGAAAGACGCTCCTATGCTATTTCGCATTCATTGGGACGGAGATTTCTTTAACGATATATACACTCAAGCATGGAAGACTGTAATCAATAATAATACTGACATTCAATTCTGGGTATATACACGTGTTAAGTCTGCAGCGCTTATCCTTAAGGATATTACTAACCTGTCTCTTTACTTTAGCACTGATAGTGAGAATGTAAAAGTAGGAGTGGACCTTAAAATTAAAAACGGTGTACGCCTTGCATACCTTGCTAAGAATTTTGCAATAGGCCAAGCAGACATGAAAGAAATGATAGGTAAGCCTGGTGCTAAGTGTCCTGAAAATAATAAACAGATACCTTTAATTTCAAATAATGGTAGCGCTTGCGTTTCATGCTCACTTTGTGTATACTCTAAAGCAGATATTGTATTCTCTGCGAGTAAGAAATGAGTTAACATGCCTGCATGGTTCTGGATACTAATAACATTTATTGTTTGTTATTCACTTTTTAATTAACTGGATCCCCCGCAGAAAGGGCTCGGGGGCAAAACTTTGATTTGTCAAGTTACGACACGCTCTTAAGATGTGGGGTTTATCACACCCAAAAATGTCGTTTGGATTGGTATTTATGACATTTTTCGTGTAGAATTAAACTATAACCCAAACAGAAAGGCAAGACCCCTATGACAATCTCAGGATACACTTACCAAATTGGTGACCTATTCACAACAAGCAAGACAGGTATCACAGGTCGTATCGCAGACTTTACACCAATGTCTAATAAGGTTACCAGAGTTTCTCTAGTCTTGGCAAATGGCTCACGCCGTTTGGCTATGGTTAAAACCTCAAAGTAATCTCAAAATGTGAGAAATGTCAGAAATGTATTTGACATTTTTAACTGCAAAATGTTATACTTAGATAACAAGCAAGAAACCCCTAACAGAAAAGGAAATACAATGTCAGTAAATACAAACACATACAAGGTAGGCGACCTATACACTTCACAGAAGTCAAAGGTTACAGGAACAATTCAAGAAATCACACCTAACAAAGACGGACAGAGTGTTCGTATCAAGTTAGATGTAGATGGAAAAGTTCGCTACACAACTTGGACAGCCAAGTAAATTGACAAGTATCTCCTGAGCATGAGATAATAATAAAAGGCTCAACCACCCCCTAACAACAACCCAAAAAGAAAAGAGAAAAACAAATGGCAAGAGGCAAAGCAATCTCAGTAAAAATCCCTACTCAGCGAGTAATCAAGGCACTAGAAACTAAGTTAGCAGAACTTAACACTAACTATTCTAGCCAAGAAGCAAACGAAGCAAAGTTCCAAAAGGCTCACGAAAAGTGGAAAAAGGAACTTACTGCTTACGCAGTTGCTAACATCAAGAAGGCAGAAAACCTACGCACTAACTATCGTTCTTGGAACAATCAGTTAAACATTGACTTCGACCTAACAGTTGCAGAGTCAGAACTTCCACAAGCACCTGAGCGTGAGTTTGAGCAAATCTCAATTCACTCTTATCGTGAAATGAAAGAGGAAATGGAAAATGCAATCCGTATCCTAAAGATGACAGATGAGGAAGTAGTTAATACTTCAACATACAACGCAGTTGCTCGTTATCTCTAAATGAAATTGGGTGGGGTGTAAAAGCCCCACCTAACTTTCGCCAGGCTGATTAGGGCGATCATAGAAATACTATAGAGCGTATCTCGCATATACTTAAATTGCGAAACAGGTTGCACGGCCTGCAAGAAGTGCACATCCTGGGTATGATCCAAAACTGCCCCCCGCAAGGGTCCTTGACAATTGTCAGTGGCCACGAGTACAATTAATATAACCAACAAAAGAAAGAGGCCCCCATGGACCAAACAACAGTAGTAGTAAATGCAACAGAAGAGTTTCTTCGTGATTCACTAACCAAGGCAACGTTGCGGGTTACAGAACTTGAAGAGCACATTCAGAAAGTAACTCAGCGCTCATATGCAGATTCAGCGGACCGTAACCGTATGGTTGAAGGAATGCAAGAGTGGACCTTGGAAGCAGTTGAAGACGGTTCTATTACAGAATCGCAGGCAGAAGAAATTGCTGAAATTATGGGCTTTGAATTAACAAAAGAATTCGAAGTTGAAGTTACAGTAATGTATTCAGTTACGGTCAATGCACGTAATGAAGAAGCAGCACAAAATGCAATCTATGATATTGATTTTGACACGGTCTCATACAATGACGAATCAATTAGTTACTTGTCATCCTCAGTCGACAGGGTAGATATTTAGTAGGGGGCTACTAATAAAACCTAAGCATGTTTTAAAACTGCTTTTATTATTCCCACTTATTAGAGTGGTGATGTGTTAGAGTAAGTGGGTGCTTATCTCGTAAGAATAAGAATACCTGGAGTTACACAGAAGGTGTATCTATAAGCAACAGGGCACATCATCACTCGAAAATTTCCTCGGCCCCATTTTCTTGATCTTGTCAAGCGACACGCCGTGTGATTTACGACACGTTTATGAAATGTCCGAATTATCCCATGTTTAACTATTTGGATTTGCATATGTCAGCCCACCCTGTTATACTTAAAATAACAACAACAGAAAGAAGGAAACTCATGGCACATGACCTAGAAACACAAAACGGAGTTGCATCTTTTGCATCTTTCCGTGAGCCTGCATGGCATGGATTGGGTACTGTCTTCACAGAAGAAAAAACAACAGTAGAAATGCTAGAAGCAGCAAATCTAAATGGTTGGAATGTTCGTCTTGAAGATTTGGAAACCCCCTCACACCTAACAAGCGACAAGGCATACCAATATGTTTTGCGTACCAATCCCACAGACAAAACACAAACAGACATTTTAGGTGTCGTTGGCGAACGTTACCATGTATTACAGAATGAAGATTTATTTTCATTTGGTGATAACATTCTAGATGGTGGTGGTCGTTGGGAGACTGCTGGTTCAATCAAGGGTGGGCGTGTAGTATTTGGCGCTCTTGCTCTTGAACGTGAAACAGTTCTTGACCCTAGCGGTGTTGCAGATAAGGTAAAAACTTATTTGCTCATCAACACATCACACGATGGCTCAATCGCAATTCAAGCAAGCATTACACCTGTTCGTGTTGTGTGCGCTAATACTCTTAACCTTGCTCTTGGTGGCGTAGGTCGTAAGAAGAATAAGGGCATCAAGCAATCTTTCAAGATTCGCCACACACAAACTGCTAACGGCAAGGTACAGATTGCTCGTGAAACTTTAGGTCTTGCTAATTCTTACATGGACGAATTTGATAAAATGGCTAAGGCTATGATTGAGAAGGAAGTTTCTGCTAAGCAATTTAACGACATCATTCTTGCTGCATACGCTAAGCCTGAAAAGGACGCTAAGGGTGCATTCAAGAAATGGGAAAATAAAGTTGATACCATTAACGACATCTACACAGGTGAATTTAACGGAATGATTGCGGGTAATGCGTGGGGTGCGTTTAATGCACTTACTGAGCGCCTTGACTGGTATCGTTCTGCTCGTGGTGGTAATAACGAATCTATCCTTGCATCTGCATCTGGTTTTGACCCTGCAATTAACGCAGAAAAAAATCGTTTGCTAAAAGTTGTGCAGAATGTAATGTCTCTCGCATAATAAAATTTCCTGAGCATGAATTAAAACTGCTCCACATGGTCTGTTAGAATAGTTGGTTAATTCGCTACCCTGTCACGGTAGAGATCACGGGTTCAAGTCCCGTACAGATCGCAAATGTAGCACAATGTATAAATATGTAGCACAATGCATAAAAATTTGGCTCGGGACTAGTGATGTATATCACATGACATTTCCTATATTTTTTGATTACGAAGGCTTGACATTTTCCCCAAACCATGCGACAATTAATACATGACCCAAACAAATAATAAAACGGTAGCCAAACTGGTAGAACAAATATATGAAGATAACTACTCACACCTTGACTTCATGGATAACATGAATGGTGGAGACTGCGATTGCAACATCTGTTGCGCCCTTGAACTAATTATAAAGTATTGGGGAGAATAATGCTAGGCTATGAACTATCTGATTTAAATATGATGATTGCTAGTGTAAATATTGCTTCTAAACAATTAAGCAATTCAGGTATTGCCAAAGGTCTAGATGAAGTATCTAGTTTCTTACAAGGACTATGGGCAGAAGGGTACTTTGACTAATGAAAGTTAAGATTGCTATTGAACAGATTGTAGATATTGATGAAGCAATGTCTAATGATATAGGGTTTGAACTCTATGGTCCACCTGATATGAGCACTGAGGATAAGGTTGATTATCTTATTGCTCGTTTTGTTGAGGACATTGATACCCTTGTTAAGTATGATGAAGTAATCCACCAAGTATCAGTAGAATACATAGAGGACTAATATGTGGACTAAGTATACATTTACCTGTGATCCTGATGAGTGTGATGCTCTACTTGAGTTTACCGTCAGGGATGGCTTTGGCTTCCCCAATGGGGTAGTTGAGATGAAGTGCCCATGTGGCAGAATGATGAACTATATTAACTGTGAAGAGATCTCACAATCTGATACATTCCTATGTTCTCGTTGTAATGAAACATTAGATAGAGAGTCAGAGCACTGCGACCACTACCTTACTGTATGTAATTACTGTTGTAACTGTGGTTGCTCACAGATCTGATGTGATGTAACTCACACCCTCAGAACTTGATATTTAAACCTAGAAAGGCTACAATTAATACATGGACCTAAATACATTCAAAGAATATATACGACTGCATGCCATATCCCTTGAACAGGATTTGGAGAATGAGGACGGTGCTGATAGCATTGTTCCTTACCTAGAAGGAGCCATTCATGTGTCTAAGCACTATTTGGAGGTAGCAGGTGAATAGTATGACATTAGACCCATACCTAATGAAACAAGTAGAAATGGGTATGGACGGAGCAGACATCCTGCACGGACATCTAAAGACCCTTATGTATGAGGCTGAGCAGATTCTCAATGCCTGTATTGAGGTTGAGGAAGAGAATGACTATTCAGACGCTATGGAATCTATGGAACGCACAGAGGCTACTGGTTATCTAGACGCCCTCTCTCATGTATATGCTTTAACATATGCTATTGCTTTTGCCAAGGAAGATATCAAGAACCGCAAGGAGATTCTAGGTGAGTAACTTTATCGAAATGGACTTTGATGAGTGGTGTGATACCTACAAGCCAATCGTTAATCATATAGACATTAATGCCTCATTCGACAATGGTGATGGTGGCATTATGTTTGAAACCTATGGTGATGAGGTAGAGTTTGTTAAGTCTCAATCCCCCGCAAACATCTGGATGTATGGGGATGGCGACGATGGTGGCTCTTATATCTGGAGTGGCTGGGGATTTGTAAATAGATTAGGATACTTCATTACAGAAGTGCCTTGCCCACCTGATACAACCATACAGATTCAAGTAAGCCATAACTGGTATTACTGTGAGAACTGCAGCACGGAGATGGAAGACCCTGATAATATTATTAGAGATTCTTTCCAAGAGCACGATTTGGAAAAATGTCCAGAATGTGCTACACTTGAAGAAATGACCCTAGTAGGACTGGAAACCCAAAATGCCTGAACTAAGTGATAGTTGGAAAAACGATGATGTAATTACTGTTTACACTTGCGAGGAGTGTGGACACAAATCCCTAACAATACCAACAGTCTGCCCTGACTGTGGAAAGGAAGTAGACAATGCCTAAGTACACCGTAACAGCCACACGAGAGACCTACTACGAGTTTGAGATTGAAGCAGCGGATGAATTAGCAGCGGAAGATCAAGTAAGACAGTTAGAACTCGAAGGGGACATTGAAACATATGCCTATGACTGGTATCCTTTAGAAGTAGAATCCGTTGAAGAAGAAGAGGAAGAGGAATAAAATGGGAGCACGTACTAACTTTACTATTGTAACAACTGAAGACCCAAATCAGAATATTAATCTATATTCACACTGGGGCGGGGACAGCGGAGTTATGGACCTAGCGCTTGCTTTAAAGAAGGCCATGCCACGGATGGGTGACACATCGTATTTTGTTCGTATTCTTATCAATGCGCTGCAGGAAGACCATGACAGTGAGACTGGCTATGGTATATACGTAGGTGAAGTCAATCATGAGGAACAGTATGAGTACAAGGAAGTCGACTTGATTAACAATACTGTTACTGTTGGAGACTTGACTAAGCCAATTGATAAATTTATTTCTTATCACCTTGATGAGGTTTTGGCTGGGCACCAATAGGGAATGGGTCCCCTTTTGGCATATAGGGTGGAGCGTGAGTTCTGAGTCTTGCGCTCCCCCTTACTTTTTGGTACAATGAATAGAGAGGAGTTTGCCCAATGGCTTATAGCGTTAGAAAAGCACAGAGCAATAAAGAAACACGCAAAGCAGAGCAGTTGGCAAAACTTCTAACTGAAGATTTTTCTATTGACCTAGAACGAGTTGGTTATTATTTAGTTAGGAATTTGCCCACGATTGTATTTCACAGATTAGATGTCCTTGCCTTGACGGCACAGGAAGAGTATGATAAACTTATGGAAGAGATGAAAACAGGAGGTAAACCACCATGGCGTTAAATTTAGCGGATAAGTCAGGACTAATGGCTGAACTATGGATGAACTACAGAGATGACAAGAACTTCTCTGACTTTTTTGGATACAACGATATTGGTTTGCCAATCTCATATTATTTGGCTGAGGGTTTGATCACAGAACTCTCCCCACTAGGCGAGCAATATATTATTGAGACATGTGATATGTTCTTAGCACTCATTGATGTAACTGAGGATGAGGCTGATGGTTTGATAGATATCAATCTTGATGCTGTTATGGATTTGTCAGAGTCAAAGAAGAACCAGTCTAACCCTGAAGTATAGGGTTGCTGGCCGAGGATTTTTCTTTGTCAAACCTCAAACCTTAATTTTTGTAGAATAAGATTACGAAGGGCAATTTCTTTTCCCCATTCATCGGTTATACCATCAAACCTCAATTTTGTCAAATAAAGATTACGAAGGTTTGAAATTTTTCCAGATTCATGCCAAACCTTTATATCCTAAAACCATGTTATACTTATGATATGAGTCCAAGACATTTTGCAGAGTATGCTAAAAGAGATCCGAAAGGATATCAGGCATTCTCAGACTCTATGTGGAATGGTTTTGTATCTATCACTAAGCATGTTCCTATTATGGGTAAGTTCTTTTCTTTTACCCCCGCACATTCCGTGATTGATGATCCTATTAGTGACGGCGAAGCCGTGG